GACAGGGTGCCACCCAGGACTCGAAAATGAGTCCTTCCTCGGGGCTACGCCGGAAACCCAATGGGTATCCGGCAGTGGTCTCTCAATAAACCACTGAAATAGCCTTGAGGCTGTGGAGGACGGTCCTCGGTCTTTACTACTTCTAGTAGTAAGACAACGGACCTCTTCTCTTTGGAGCGAAGAATTGTACCGTCTTTTCAGATGAGACAAACTGGCTCCAGAGTATGAGAAGAATGTACTCCCCAGGTCGCCGCGCTGTGTGATAGGGATGATCTTACTGATCGGCCCGATCAGCTCCTGGATATACTTCGTAGTATTCCAGAAGCCTTTAGTGAAGAAGTTATTACTTACTTCAGCACTCGACACAGAGTCGGCGTAGCGGAGGCCATCTCTAAGGGTGAGGATGTAAGGAGGGGTTACGTCGTAACCTCCCCACGCATCAATACCACAAGACTCTCTAAACTTTCCAGTATAGAAGGTCTTAGAAGTATTCACCTTAAGCCCTAAGTACTCAAGGGCAGAGATGACATGAGGGCAGTCGTTCTTCGGGACAATGATATCGTCACCGAAGACCGAGCACCGGGCGGACGCATCTTTTACTGCACGCGTAGTAACAGCAGAGTTAGACAAAAAGAGTCTAACTGCGATGGCTACACAACAGTAAATTATCGACTGCACTGGAAAGGTGCAAGCCGACCCCATGGGAGCAAATTTCTTGAGAACTACCCCAAAAGTGGGGTAGTCTTCAGAAGACTCCCAACGGGCGCTTCGTGTCCTACTAGCGTGGAGGCGTTCCAGCAGAGTCAGGTTGGCTCTGAAGAAACGCTCGACAGCCCAGCAAGACAGTCGGTCACTAGCCGATGATAGGTCTATGGTGGCAAACGAGCCATCGATAGAACCTTTAAGGGCGAAGTCTCTATTTCTTGTCTGGTCGTCGAAACGAACAGAAGAAGAAATAGGAGTATCACCCAATCGATCGACAAGCTGATTCAGAATCAGCTGCTGCAACCATTGATGAGCTGAGGGTTCAGCGGCTATAAGCCGTGGACCTTTAGCAGTCTTTGGAACAGCAATGAGTCGACAGGCTACCTCACGTGAGGTATACCTATAGACCGTCCGATCGTGACTATACGGCTCTCCTATGGATGGAGTGCCATAATAGTCATATGGGAAGATAGCATCTGTCTTTGGTGTCCAGTTCGGAAAATCAAACTTCGAGTTTCCGACCTTAACATCAGAGACAACGCCGGGACCATGCTTAGGTAGTTCGGAGGGCCTTTCAACATGAAAGTCTCCGAAACTAGAGGATACAATATCAGCAACTCGCTGAATCGTATCAACCAGCTTGAGATCAAGATCCAACAGAGGATCAAGATCTAAGGCAAGTTCAAGTTGTCCAGAAGATCGTGGTTTGGCGTCTGCAAGATGCAGACGTTTAGCCAGGTGCAAAGTACGCTGTCCAATGCGACTTTGCAACGATCGTCCTCGATCCCGTTCACCCATTGGGTGATCAAGATCAAAGAGATCATCACCAACCCAATTAAGGGTCGGATTCCGGATAGCTTGCTCACAAATGAGGAACTGAGAAAGTTCTTCATGAAGGCTCCCTTTCTTGTACGGGAGGCGAAGTTTCTTCGCCCCCATCAAGATGGTTCGGATACCAAGTATGGCATCTGGACAGGGAGCTACCCTAAGCTTCCCCTCACTATCAAAGACTCTAAGGTAGAGACCCTGCAGAAATGCAGGGACCACTACCGCTTTAGAACTCCTCCTCGAAAGAGGAAGAGAACTAGAGACGTAGAGTCCTTGATCTAGGCACTGATCAAAGTGCTTAGCAAGGGCTGGGAAGTCAATGGTGATCAATCGAACACCTTTGATGCCCAGTTCGTGAAGGAGACGCGAGTGATCGCGCTTCCAATCACTGGGTCGCCCGTACATCCAAGCCAAATCTTTCAAAACGGCTGAGACGTACCCGCGAATATGAGACAATGCTAGGCTCTTCAGTTTGGTTTTCACAATCAAACTCCTAGAGCTTCCCATTGCTCTCACCACCCTCCACGCTATCTGTGTAACGCTTGAGGATGCTGGAAAACTAATATGGGCTCAGTAGCCGAAAGGCTAGGAAGCTAGATTAGTTTTGCCAGGCACCGAGATCTGCAGCAACGGTATTCACCCAGACCGCAAGGGCCTTGGTGACGTTGACGCAGTCAACAGGATCCGCACTTCGCGGATTCCGCATGATTGTATAGGACTGCTTGATGACAGGATTGCCATCAGCATCCCATGTAGTCATGGTGAAATCCACATTGTGACGCTCGACTTGCTTAGGACCGACCTTTCCTTCATAGGAATGGCGGATAATAAGCTGGTACTCCGCATCGGCTTCCTTAAGCCGGTAGACAGAGCCATAGTTATCCTGATTGATACGGGGCAAAACTTTTGCCACCGCATTAACGGTGATAGTGATAGGCGATGAGATAGTCATAATGTCTCCTTGACACACACACAGAAGTGGGGTTTAGTCAGTAGTTGGTTCCATGGAACTTTCCAATAAGAGCCAACATGACCATAACCTGACTCTGCGAAAGCAGAGAAAGGCGGAACGAAGGTAATACGTTGACATCGGTGATAACATCACGCGCGTGGATCTCGAGCCATTGCTGGCCCGGGAGCACGCGATGAGTTCCACCAAGTATGGGTGTCTCCGGTACAATGTCGTTCTTTGAGTAGTAATGCCGATTGATGCAAACATCAAAAGGCTCGACAAAATCTTCACCTTCATGGGCCGTGAGATACGACCCAATGTCGATGAAGTAGTCGCAAAGCCACGTCCATGGAATACTATTCCAAATAGTGGACGCATCCAGCTCCGAAAGGTCAAAGACCGTTTGGACAGCTGTGTTAAAGGCTTCGAGCTTGCTCAAAGAGATCTTCACGCCATTCTTCCATCGCCAGCGGCAAGAGCCGGTGACGACGTAAGACCAACTATCATAGATGTTGGCATTGCAGAAGATCCCCCAGGTTGAATTAATCGTACGGTAGCGGGTTCCCCCGCCACCACGAGAGTACAATTTCTTCGACCCACGGGACGAACCACCGTGCAAGCCTAAGGAGTCAAACTCCTTGATCCTAGACTCAATGGTCTTGGTGATCTCAGACAAGGTTTTAATGTCCTTGACGAATTGAACCCATCCAAACTTATAGTTTAGATATGAGTTCCCGGCAAGTTCACTAAAAGACTTGGCTGTAAGCTTGAACAGTTGGCCTATATCCAAAGCCTCTGCGATAGAGGTTGGAACTGAATACTCAGTTCGGAAGGGATGAGTCATCGCAAGTAGCTTAACCACGAAATCGGGGTTTTCGACTACTTCACGCTGATACGTCCCTCTATGGGCATAGCCATCTTGTACTAGCTCACCAGCCCCCATAGGGAAATTCTTGAACCTAAAAGGTGAGGAATCTCCGTTTATGGTAGGCGGGTTGAGCCATATTTTGGAATGATCCATATTGGACGGCGGAAGGAGCCTGGAAACAGGATCCTTATGCTTACCAATTTGATCAACCATATGCTCTGCATACTCATCGACATAGAAGCGGAAAACGGTCGGGTCTGGTACATCGATAGTTTCGATAATACCAAACGACGTCCTCTTTACGCGAGATCTATCTCGGGAAGTAGTCATAGCACACCTTCGTCCAAATGTAACCCAGCAGTCTAGGTTCTAATGCCTAGATATGCTACGGAAG